CGATCCGCTCCACCAGGGCCAGTAGCCCGTCCAGTTCCGCGTTGTCGCCCGTGTCGCATTTCTTCTGGATGCCGATGTCGATCTGGTAATCGCACTGCGCCGCGGCGCGCGTCGCCGTCTGAATGTCCCAACCCCGCGGCACGACCGTCACACGCAGGGTCTTCATCTCCGCAAGCTCAAACTCCGGGGCCTTGGTGCTCCGCACCGCCCCCAGAGGCGATTGCAGGTCCAGGCCGTTGAGTTCGGCCGTCACCGCGTCGGCTATGTCGGTTATCACGGGCATGTCATGCTCCGATGACGAGTCTCCAAGCGGCCCCGACCGCCAACGTCACGGTCGCGCCCAGCACCAGCCAGAGCAGCCGGGAGCGGCTGGCCTGTGTGCTTTCCAGCCGGTCCAGCCGAAGCTGGATGCCGGGCTTGCCGTTGCCGCGAATCGCCTCGTCTATCCGGTCCAGCTTGGTGTGGATCGAGGCGAATTCGCCCTTGCACACACGCTCGTATTGCTCGCTGTCAGTCATGGTGTACCTGCGTGCTACTTGGTAGAATCCCGGTCCATGAAACCTTCACCCATCGTTTCCGGGGTTATCACCGGGTTGCTGGCAATGGTTTTGATCTGGGCGGCCACGGTTCTTGTCATGATCCTCACTGACGCGCCGTACTTTCCGGACATTGCGATTGTTGTTATGTCGGTGGCCGGCATCTCGTTGGGAATCTACGAATACCGTCGCTGCCGCCGCAGACTCCCAAAGTAGCGCCGCTACAGTTCATCCACCTGTTTCGTGTGAATCCTCAGCGTCCGCCGGTACGGGTCGCTGTATCGCCAGCACGGCTCCTTGCCGGGCGCCATGACCTCGTACACCAGCGTCTTTCCATCGGCCGATTCCGTCACCTTGTCGCCGGGCTGGGGGAGCGTCGTATCGCCGCCCAGCACCAGGGCCGATGCCGCAATCAGGAAGTCCCGGCTCTCAAACCGCTCGACCGCGCCCGATCCGTCGTCGATCTCAAAGACCGTCTTGCCGATCGTGGCGGCGACTTCCACTTCCGCCCCTTGCCCTGAGCCTGCCGAAGGGCGGCAGTACACCACCGGCCGCGACAGGTGCGCCGTCCGCATCCCGTCCAGCCAGCCCGCGGCCTGTTCCAGCAGGTCGGCCACGGCTTACACCGTGCTCAGGGTGCAGCCGTCGTTGCTGACCACGCTCCACCGGATGTTCGCCCCGTTGGCCTTGGCCGCCAGCAGGATGGCGTCGCCGGCGTCATTCAGCGTGATCCGGTTGTTGCCCGTCTGGTTGACCGTTGTGGCCACGGCGATAACGCAGTCCCCGCCGTCGGTCTTCATGCAGATCAGCAGCAGTTGGCCCAGGTACGTCGGGGCGGCCAGCGTGCGGGTCTCGGCGGCGACCGTGACGACCTCCACGTGGCCTGTGTCGGTCACGGGGACGGCCTGCGCGTCGCCGGGGTCGGCGATCAGCGCCGACAGCGCGTTATGCACCGTGTTGGTCACCGCAACCGGGCCGCTCCAGAGCACGCGGACGACCTCATCGGCAGCGCCGGCCGCGGCCTGCGAAAAGCCGATGAAGGTGTTGCCCGTCGAGGTGGTGGTGGCGCAGCCCGTGCCGGCCGTGCCGTTGTAGGGGTTGCCGTCGGCGTCCCAGTATAGGGCCGCGCCCAGGGCCTGCTGCTCGTTGGCCTTCACCACGTCGAAGATGCCCTTAACCGCCAGCGCCCCCAGCGTGCCGGCGGCAATCGGCGTCTTGGCCACGCCGATCATGCTGCCCTGGACGACCACCGCTCCGGCGGCGACCGCCGAGACGGGCGTGTAGTCGATGCTCTCGCCTTGCTGGATGAACTGAGCCTGATAGCTTCGTGCCATGATTGTTTCTCCCGTGGCCGGCCGTTAATCACGGACCGGCCGGTGTTGGTTGCCCGTTTACGCCTCGCCCTTCATCTTCACGCCGCCCCGGTAGTCCTGGAGCGCCACGCCGAAGTCGAAATACCCCCGGAACTGGATGCCCAGGACGTTGAAGTCCGCATCCGCCCGCTCCACCGTCGGGGTCTGCTGGCCGTTGAGGAAGGCCACCTCGATCACCGGCAGGTCGTTGGGGTCGGCCAGCAGATACCACGCCTTGGCCGAGTAGCCGCTGATGCCGGCATTGCTCAGGTACGCCGAGTGCGCCACCGTGAACTTGCCGGCGTGCGGGTTGTTCGTGACGTACTTGGTGCTGGCCGTGGTGTCCCGCAGTTCCGTCGCCTGCATCAACTGCGTGCCCGTGACCAGTTTGGCCGGCGGGACCAGCAGGACCGCCGGCACGACGCCCAGCGGGCTGCCCTCGGCATCCTTCTGCTCAAGGAAGAGCAGTTCCGCCGCCGTCAGCCCGTCCACCGTCAGGGCCGTCGCCGCGCCCTCGGCGTAGTTGCCCCGGGCGGCGGTGAAGAAGGCGGCGTTGTTGAGGTAGGCCGTCCAGAAGACCTTGTTGAGCTTCAGCGCACCGCCCCGGCCGATCTTCCGCGGCAGCGCCGTCAGCGCCCCCAGGTCGTCGTTGATGAAGTCGGTGCGGGTGACGCCGAACATCCGGCCGTAGGTCTTGGCCTGGTTGGTGAACGACTCTTCGTCCACCTGCCCGTGCTTCAGTTCGCCCGTCGGCCCGACCTCCTGATACTCGAAGGCCCCGGTGAGCCGGTAGCTGGTCACGGCCTTGAAGTCGCGGACGTTGCGGGTCGCGGCGATCCGCCGCCAGGTGTCTTCGACGGACTCAAAGCCCGCCAGCAGGAACTTGTTGGCGACGTTCGACAAGATGCCCGGCAGGCTGAACGTGCTGAACGCCGCGCGCAGGCAGCCCTCCATGTCGGAGCGGAAGGACCGGCCGGCGAAGCCGTTGGCCCAGGCTGCCTCCATGATGAGTTCCTGCAAGCCGATGCCGCTGCGGAACCGCCGGCTCGCGGCCTCAAGCGTCCTGTCGTCGAAGCGGGATTCGGCGGGCTTCAAGCCGCCGGCCAGACACACCGCGGCGGCCAGCACGTCGGAATCGACGGCCGGGTTGGCGCGGATGTGCGAATCCGGGGCCTTGGGCCGCTCGGCGCGGAGAACCTCAAGTTCGGTGCGCCCTTCGTCCCAGCCCTCCTCGATGGCCTTGGCCTCGATGTCCGCATGGCGAGCCCCGCACACCTTGCGGATGGACTCGATCCGCTTGGTTTCGGCGAGGGCCTTGGCGCGGATGTCCGGCACGGCGTCGGCGGTTGCGGCGGTTTCCTTGGCGGCAACATCCGTCCCGCCAGGGACGCCCCCAAGGGGCGCCTGCGCCGCGGCCTCTTTGGCTAAAACCTTCGTCTGCTCCTGCGTGATTTCCGTATCGGTCATGGTCTGTTTCTCCTTGGCCGCGGCAGCCACGCTCACGGTGGTGTTGCCGTCGGCTCCGAGGTCTACGAATGAGATTTCGCCCAGCGTCGCCTTTCGGACGACGTTCACGGGCCCTTTGAACTCCCGCCCGTTCACGTGAACGGACTGGTCTTCCTTCACGAACTCAAACTGGTCCACCGCCGCACCCAGCGACGCCTGCCAGGGGAAGCCGTTGCGGGCCGAAGCGACGATTTCTTTCGCCGCGGCCGTGTCGCGTGAGACGACGCCGGCGGCAATGAGCCTTGCTTGCCCTGAGCCTGTCGAAGGGCCCTCGACGGCGATGCTGTCGGTATGGCCGACGCCGCTGGCCATGTCATGGCCGAAGCGGATGGGCCGCGACTGCGACGGGATGGACAGGCCCGACAGGTCCATGATGACCGGATACCGCCAGCCGGCGATCCGCATGGCCCCGCCGGTGTAGGCGACCATGCTGAAGCGCGGCAGCCGTGGTTTTCCGTCGCCGTCTGTGCCCGCATCCGCCGAAGCCTCGATGGTCAGTGCGCCAGGCTCGCTGCAAAAGCTCAGCGGCCCGGCCGCCTGCGCCTGCGGCTTGCGGGGTGCGCTGGCCGTCGCCTGCCGCTCGCATACGGCCCGGCGCTGCGCGGCGTCGGGGAACTCCTGCGCCATCGTCGGATCGGCCATGCACCGGTCGATGAACTGCTCGCGGCTTTCGTCGCTCTGTCGTTCAGGCAGCGGCACGGTCTTCCTCCTCCGCTTGTGCGTTGGCTTCATCCGCGGCGGGTGCGGCGGGTGCCTGCCC